AAGGAGGACGCAAGTAAGTCGCGGAACGGAGCCGTTCATCCCATGTTAGAACTATTATTCTATTCATCACTCACCTGCCAACAAGCTGATACAATCATGCTTAAGATGAAAGCAAATGAGAATATCTCAAATGCTTTTAAGGTAGAGTTGATAGAGACCGTAAAGGAATCTACCCCTGAGTGTTTCTGGGACGCACACGACTGAAGGAACGGCGTTTTAACAAACCCATTTCTTTAGGAGTAACACAATGACTACTATCACATATCGCGGTGTCAAGTATGATGCTGAGTCTTACAAGACAGCCGTGTTAGAAGAGCAAACTCAAACTCGCAATCATAATTTAATGTATCGCGGGATTAGAATCGAGCGTAAGTTCGCATCTAAGAGTTGATAACAGAGGCACCTACGGGTGCCTTTTTTATTGTTATAGATAGACGAAAGGGATTTATTATGAAACCAATTTCATTAGACGAATACCTCATTGCAGGTGAAGAGTTTTGGCCCAAGTATTGGTATGTTGCCAAGGAACTTGGAGAGAATGCTGAGTCAAAAGATATCCTTAAGATCATGGAGTCTCTTGCTGGTGTTGCCATGAAGAATAGGTCAGAAGATAAAGCAGGACCATTCGGATTTAATAAGAAGAAGGAGACTGAAGAAGATGTCGAAGGATAAAATTGACACACAGGGAATGAGTCTTCCTGGCAAATCAAAGAAACCAAGTAGTTATGCTCCCATGCCTGTGAAGCATCGCACAATCTTCACAGCAGAAGAGCGTATTGAGTTGAAACAAATCATTCATGAAGCACTTGATGAGAGGATACCTAAGTGAAACCACAGAGTGCAAAGGGTAAGGGTAGACGATTCCAACAATGGGTGAGAGACATGCTCATCGAGCATCGTAATGTCCACCCTGAGGATATCGAATCACGAAGCATGGGTGCTGGTGGGGAAGATATTATGATGGCACGAGATAAAGCAAAGGGTAGAAACTTCCAGAAGTGGGTGAGAGACATGCTCATTGAGCATAGGGATGTCCACCCTGAAGACATTGAGTCTCGCAGCATGGGTGCTGGTGGAGAAGATCTCATCATGGCACGAGATGCTAGGAAGAAATTTCCTTTTAGTATCGAGTGTAAAAATGTAGAGAAGTTGAATGTGTATGATGCTTACGATCAGGCATGTGCTAACTCTGGAAATTACGAACCCATCCTCTTCATGAAAAAGAATAGGAAGCAAGCACTCGTGGTAGTGGATGCCGAATGGTTTATCAAACACTTTGGGGTTGACAGTCACCCCACCGAGCATATATAATTAGCAAGTTAAGGAGCGGAGACCCATCATGGAAGATCAATTTCTTGAGGAGATTGATGAGATTAATTATACAATCGAATTTCTAGTGGATCAACTACACGAAGCCTTAGCAGCAGGAGATCATCTACGAGGACAAGTCCTTGCAGAGAAGATCCGACAACGATCTGAAACTATCCAATGATTCATTCTTTATTTTCCATTCCAATTGCACACTATGAAATACAAAATTGGAAACAGAATAAAGAATTGATCATGAATGCTCTGCCTGTCTTTGGGCAGGAGCATCTGGAATCTAACGGTGAGCAGTATACTGATTTCTTCCATCAGGATGAAGAGTTGCTGCCTGCTTATGCTGACACGGTGATTGCAATCATCGAGCCATACCTTGCTGAGTTTACTGAGCGTAGACGCATCGAGTTTACTGACATGTGGTGTCAAACATCATACAAAGGTCAGAAGCACGGTCTACACAATCATGGACACAGTGGATGGTCAGCAGTTATGTATGTAGATTTTGATCCAACAGTCCATCAAGCCACGCAATTCATTTCACCTTTCAATAACCCTTGGAGCGGTAGGTTACAGACCTTCGTGCCACCTGTTAATGAGGGGGACATGGTTATTTTTCCAGCAACCATAGCACACGAGGCACTACCCAATGAGTCAGACAAATCACGCACCATCGTTTCGTTTAACATCCGAGGCAAAGTTGACAAGGTTAAGAAGACTATGTGGGAAGGTGATCCAATTGTACGTGTGAAATCTTAGGGTCCAGTAGCTCAGTGGAATAGAGCAACTGCCTTCTAAGCAGTCGGTCGATGGTTCGAATCCATCCTGGATCGCTTGCACTTCGGTGCATGTTGGAAAACCAAATAGGAGTCAGTCATGACTGTTAGAGATCGCTTTGCAGATTCAGTGCAAATTCTGAAGGATACTGTCAATGGCAATATTGCCCTTGACATAGAGTATCCACCCCTCTTCCAAGCACTCTGTCGCTTTTACAGTGACAAGAGCACACGTCACGTCCACTTTTGGGGACTAGATGTGGAGGAGGACTATACGATTCTCATTGATAACATGATTGCGGATGGCGTCTTGGAAATGACCTAAACTTTACCCTGGTCGGGATACTTATGCTTAAAGAAGAAATTGTAATTTATAAAGGTCGCTGCTGCACCCCACTTAATGATGAGTGTAATGACTTTATCTGGGGTGACTTTGTTGATGAATCCGTTGTGGTAGGACTTGAAGATTTCTGGCATAAACAAAACGTCTTGGAGTTTCATGAGGGAATGGTCATGCGACAGGGAGATGTAACAGTTGATAAGAGTTATAAAGACTCTCTCGATCTGCTCATCCCCCATCAATTGTCTTGTCCCGAAGTGATTAACTACATGAAGGCACTTCAAGGCGTGCTCAATCAATACTTGGAGAGGTTTCCTTTCTGTGAGACCTCACGCTTCCAAGTAAAAGAACCACTGTCTATGCAGTGGTATCCTAAAGGTGGTGGATTCAAGCAGTGGCATACCGAAAGGTCTAATGCCCTGCCTGGAAACACCTACCGACATCTAGTCTTTATGACATATCTAAATGATGTCCCTGATGGTGGCACTGAATGGTATCACCAACAGAAGTATGTCCCAGCGCAGCGTGGATACACTGTGATCTGGCCAGCAGATTGGACATTCCACCATCGTGGTAGGGTGTCTGATACAGAAGAGAAGAAGATCATTACAGGTTGGTTTAGTTTTACCTAAGGAGATACATGGAGACACAGGACGACAAATGGAATAGAGGACTGGACATTTTCATAGAGAGTGTGCTAGAACCTGACCCTAAACTGAGGGCATGTGCTCATTCCCAGAAATGTTACCACGAACTGTTGTGGATCCGTGAGGATGTGCTATCATATCTGAAGACACTCAGACGACCATGACCACAGTGATCCACGAGCGGTTTCCATATCGCTATGTGCAGACGGGCATCATTGAATTAAATGGTAAACCTGATTTTCGTTTGCAAAAAGCAGACGAGTATACAAAAAAGTATTCTGATATCTACTTGTTTGATAATGGAGATCAGTTGCTTCTTGCCATTGAAGACTTTGAATATGCCAAGTGGTTAGATCCANCTGGTGTGCCCTGTTATCTTAGGGATAGTGTAAAATCTTACAAATAAAAATTATGAAAGCAGAATTGNCAGCAGCAACAGAGGCACTCAAGAAAGCACTGCACAGTGCGATCGATGACCCTAACTTCAATCGCAGTCACCTGAGTGAGCTGTGGCGTCACTACAATGGTCTACAGACCATCACTGAGCAGTGTGCTGAGGACGTGCCACAGATCGAATTCCCTAGCAGTCCGATCTATCTCAACGACAACTACGACTTCCAAAACATTGACACTGGTATCAGTGGTGGCGAGGGGAGTGATCACATTACCTTCAGTGCCTATGATGGTATGCAAGCAGCACAACCCGTGGACATGGGCGTGATCGGTGGACAGGATGTCATCTCATTTTCCTAAGGGGGGCTTGACAAATATTGTAAAGTTATATATAGTTACAAGAAGTAACACACCTTAACAAATGACTGTTACAATCGAAGACGGTGGTCGCACCAACATGTATGCCACCGAGCCCCAAATGTACATCGACCCTAAAGTGGAGAAAGCAATGCAATCAGAAGTATACGAGACTCACAATGAGTCCGCAGAGAAACTCAACGGACGCCTCGCCATGCTTGGCATCGTCTCTGCCTTCCTGTCCTATGCCTTCACTGGTAAACTCTTCTTCGGAGTGTGGTGAAATGACTCCTCAAGCAGAACGTTTTAATGGTTGGGCAGCAATGATCGGAATCGTTGCCGCAATGGGCACCTACGCTGTCACAGGACAGATCATCCCAGGTATTTGGTAATGAGTCTAGAGGTATTTCAGACGATCGTCTTCTGTTTTACTCCTCTTGCGGTCTTGTTACTACTAGCAGACACTGATGAGGATGACGACGGAAGTGATGGGGGAATGATGATTCCTTCTTATGCACCAACCTCTTGACAACCACGCTAAATACGCTATGATACTTGGGTGCTTACACAGCACCCTTTTCTATGGATAGACTAGACATGAGACCACTTGTACTGACAGCATTACTGCTGCCACTGCTGGCGGGTTGTGCCACTGCTCCTCAGAAGTCTGAGGCAGCAGGACTAAGACCTACAGAGATCTTAGAGACTAAATGGGGGTGCGAAGATTGCTCCCCAGAAGAAACAAAAGTCGTAGCGTATTTACAGACACCATCAGTAAATATCACAGACAAGAATGCTATTGCAACCATCCTTGGCAACATCAAACAAGAATCCAAATTCATTGCTAACATCTGTGAGGGAGGTGCTCGTGTAACTTACGAGAATTGTCTTACGGGTGGTTATGGTATCATTCAGTGGACCAGCGTAAACCGCTACGTCAACCTCGGCAAATTTGCCACTAAGTTTGAGTGTGATCCCTCCACATTCGACTGCCAACTTCGTTACATGGTTAACGAGAATATATTCCAGCGTCAACTTCCATACTTCCAATCGAATGGAATGAGTATTGCATACTATATGCAACCTTCCTATCGTTGGTTGGGATGGGGCATCAAAGGTGCTCGCGAGGACTATGCATGGAATTATCTAAATAAACTCAGGTTGGATGCATGAGTCATGTATTGCTTAGAGTTTTACTGGGATGGTAACTGGGTTAAGTTAAAAAACTACTCAAACCTATCCATACACAAGGCTCAATTTCTTCTGCACCTGTGTGAAGCAGGGCAGAAGGCATTCCAAACTAAAAAAGAATTCAGGATGATTGCTCAATGATTGAAGACTGGCGCTATGACGACGGTAAGATGGTAGAGAGACAGATCTGTCTCACCGCTTTCATTCATAAGCAAATCCCCATAAATAGAGAAGTGTATGAGTTTTGTCACTACTATGTGTCGAATGGGTTGCTGAATGTCCCTGCAACCCAGGAAGGATTAGAAGAAGCATTGGCGTCGCATGGTGGTGACCTGTATGCTTTTGTTGGTGAGAATCTCTTCAAAGAATTTTCTAAATACCAATCCATTAATGGAAGAAAAGAAACAACTCTCAACAAAGAAAGCAGTAAAGAAACTACTTAAAGGAGCAAAGAAACATCCCAATTGGTATACACCAGAGGAAGTTTTGTATGCTAAGATGATTAAAAGGACACTGAAAAAAAAGTAACATGCGTATTGTGATTGTCGGTGGTGGCACATCTGGTTGGATGACTGCCGCCGCTTTTTGTAAAACTTTCCCTGACTGGGACATCACTATGATCAATGGTGGTGATGCCATCGGTGTAGGCGAGAGCACTACGCCACACATCAATCAGTATCTCTCATACATGGGGATCCCTGATGAGGTATTCCTCCCTGCAGCACGAGCAACATTCAAATCCTCTTCAAGGTTTGAAGGTTTCGTGAAGGAGGGTGA